ACGAACTACGGGAATCTCTGCTATACGGAATTAAAAGTGGAGACATTTGGCTCAACAAAATAAAATATGCTAAGCATCCAGTAAGCCCAACTAAGAAAGGAGAAAGAATTTATGGAAACGTCTGTCTTGAGGTATACCTGCCCTCACGAGGAACTTGTCTCTTACAACATGTCAATCTCGGTGCCTGTAGCATCGAAGACCTCGGAGAGGCTTTCTTTGACGGTATGTCCCAACTGTGCGATCTTCATGGCAGAACAGGCGTTGGAGAATCTGGAGAGTATCTTCCCTCGGATACAGACCGACAAGTTGGACTGGGTATGCTCGGACTCGCCAACCTATTACGGCGGTACGAAGTAACTTATGAACAATTTGGTGATGCACTAGAGGAATTAAATAGAAGCTTATCAGGGATGAGTAATCCTACAGCTTGGTCATTAGCATTCCACTTGAGAGCTGCAATCAATCAAGCAGCACAAGTAGCTAAGTGGAACAAGATGGATAGAGCATTCTGCATAGCACCTACTGCTAGCTGCTCCTATCGATCAGTGGATAAAGATGGCTATACAGCCACACCTGAAATCGCACCTCCTATTTCAAGGAAGGTAGATAGAGATAGCGGCACCTTTGGTGTCGAGAGCTATGACTATGGTGACGTAGAGATAGCCAGTGAAGTAGGCTGGGATGCTTACAAGAAGGTAGCAGATAATATAATGATAATGTTAAATAACACGGGACTTCTTCATGGATACAGTTTCAACTCTTGGAGTGATGTTGTAGCCTACGACAATGCGTTCGTTGAGGAGTGGCTGGCTTCGCCTCAGACCTCCCTTTACTATAGTCTACAGGTAATGGGAGACACACAGGACAAGAGTGATGTCTATGCGGCATTAGATGAGTCCTCAGTTCAAGATTACTTGGCAGACATTTTAAACAACAAACAACCAGATTGCAACTGTCAAGAATAATGAGAAAACATCCGTATCAACAACTACTAGACCGCAAAAGGAAGTGGTCACCCGTACAAACAACAGCAGGAAAATTAAAGGAGGGCAGTGAAGAGACCATCTACCGCGCTCTCGCAATACGTCATATGGAGTTACCGGTTGGTGAATTCATTCAAGAAGGTCTTAAGGGTGAGGTACCATCACTTGCCCAAGAACTCCTTGAATCGAACGTTACCGATGAAGAGAACCATGATTTGGCTTTGGGTTACATTGCCAATGCATTGGGAACTGACGAAAAAGCTGAGTCCGAAGCTTTCAAACTCCGAGACGCTTGGGAGAGCCATCCAGATCACACGATCCTCAAGGCATTGGTGGCCGAACGTGCGATTTTCTTCGTTCTACTACCATTCTTTAGGTTTTGTGGTGATGCTGGGTTAAGAACAGTATCCGCAGACATTTCACGAGATGAACAAATACATGTGGCCGCTAACTCTCTTGTATGTAGAGATATGGGCTTATCTCCTAGTCCAAGTTTGGATAAGCTTAGGAAGGCCACCATTAACTGGATTATGGAACCTCTAGGTACAAATACCTACGATAAATATTTGGACAAAAAATTCTGGCTGGATTCAAGTGATCGTTTAATGTATGAAGGTAAGGCTCCAGAGCTTGCTGACACACAACGAGCAAGGATGCCAGCTTTCTTTGAACATAGCAATGTCAATCTCCCCCAATATGCTTGAGGCTATCGTTGGGCCTCAACTAAATGACAGAATACTCCTTGAGTTAGAGGAGATCTTCCCACCCATTAACCCACAACCTACTGATGATCTAAGCACAGTTATGTATAGATCTGGACAACGATCAGTAGTGGAGTGGATCCGAACAAGACTCAAGGAGGATAATGACTAAGCCAGGACAGGATGTCATTGATTGGTACAGTGGGTTAGATCCAGATACACAAAGTGATCTAACTGATCATTATACTGAAATAATATATGACCACTTTAGAAATGATGAAATATATCAAACAGTTTTTGCTCAAGGTAGTTGGGGTGACATTAAAGATGCTACCCTTGAAACTTTTGGTGAAGTTAAAACTTACATAAATGATACTATCTTTGCTACTGAACACCAAACAGTATATGATGACGATGAGTATGTACCATCAGTAAATCGTAGCCTTGGTGATGCTCCAATATATGTAGATGTGTCTGAGTATTATGATAAAATCGACAAGACATTACCAGAAGTATATGCAAGACCAGACCCAGTAGCAATGCCTCATAGCATGCTGAAATATAGTAGCAGAGCAAAGATGCCACAATTCGCAGGTGGCCCATTCCATGCTGACGATCAGACGCAGAAGGGTTGGGACTTCTTTTGGAATAGACCTCAAGGTACAACAAAGCGTAAAGCTGAAGAGTGGGCTAAACCTCCTGGTAACATTGATACTCTTGGTGATTATCAAAGGCATCTAGATCAAGTTAAAGCTGATAGAATAGAAGCCGGTAAGGCTGATTTCACTAGACTCTTAGAAGGCAACCAGAAGAGAGCAGATGAGATCTGGGCTGAACGTACTACATTAGAAGGTAAACGTTGGCAAGATCCTAAGTACAAACTTAATAAGGTTAAGTTTGGGAAATATGATGACAAACTAGAGCCCCTCTTTGAAGAGATAATCGGTTCCGATAAGAAGAAAGACATCCAAGCCTGGATGGCAATGGCTGGGGTGGAGAACCTTACTTTTGAGAACTTTGATAATGCTGAAGAAGAGTTGATGAGTGAAGGTGGTGATTTAGATAGAATCAAGTTTGTATATGACTTCTTCGGTGGTAAGATACCAACAAGAGAAGAGTTTGAAGTCACTAAAGGTGACCCACTAGTAGAGTGGGAAAAAGACAAAGGTAAATCCTGGAGGAAGGAGAACGACTAATGGCCGGTTACACAAATTTTATGGATGCCTTCCGTGGCAAACACGGTGGGTTCGGAGCGCAAAGCTGGGCTAGAGCAATCCAGCATTACAGTCCAAAGCAAATCAAGGTTGCACTACAGCAACAAGCACTACATAACAACGCTTCAATAGGTTGGAGACTACGTCAAAATTACATGTCTAAACACCCTGGTATGGGTAATCCTGCCACTGGGTATGTCAATCCAGGTAACCCACTAGGTAGATTCCAAGGCCAATGGGGTAACTTAGGGAAGAAGGGTTATGATGCAGCCGTGAAAGCTGGGTACAATATAGATGATATCCCAAACCTTGCTGCCCAAAGTGGTATGTTCTTACCAGAAGGTGCACAGGCTCAATGGGAAATGGATATGGCAGAGAAGTATAAAGAGGAGAAGTTTGAAACTGATCCTAATTACTCTGCAACTGGTGCTGATGTAGGTACTAATGCTATGGGTGTTCTAGCTGCAACAGATCCAAATGCTGGTCCAACTGGCAGCACTCAGGATCTAAAAAGATCACAGTTGCTAATTAATAAAAGTCTTAACGTATAACAATGACAGCAAAATCGAGGTATGATGATTTAGTAAGTGACCGGACCCAGTTTCTAGATTCAGCAGAGGAAGCGTCAAGATTAACACTTCCTTACTTGATAAGACAGGACGATGATCAAAGAGGTAAGAGAACACTATCTACACCTTGGCAAAGCGTTGGTTCTAAGGGGGTTGTAACCCTAGCATCTAAATTGATGTTAGCTCTTCTTCCTCCACAGACCAGTTTCTTTAAACTGCAAGTAGATGATTCTAACTTAGGTCAACTGCCACCGGGCTTTAGATCTGAGATGGACCTAGCATTTGCAAAAATTGAACGAACCATTATGGATTCAATTGCTGCATCTGATGATCGTGTCGTCGTACACCAAGCATTAAAACACTTAGTTGTTGCTGGTAATGTACTAGTCTTTATGGGTAAGGAAGGGTTGAAATTATTTCCGCTTAACCGCTATGCTGTAGAGCGAGATGGTAATGGTAATGTAATTGAAATCGTCACCAAGGAAAAAATTAACAAAAAATTATTGGGAGATTATAAAGACATTCAATCGCAGCCCAACTCACCAGGGGCGGATCACTACGGTGATAAAGATGAGTGTGATGTTTATACCCACATAAAGCGTGAGAACAATAGGATGGTCTGGCACCAAGAGGTGGACGATAAGATCATCCCTAACAGTAGAAGTAAAGCTCCCTTAGATGCTAACCCATGGATAGCGTTAAGGTTTAATACTGTCGACGGTGAAGCCTACGGGCGGGGACGTTGCGAAGAGTTTATCGGAGATCTCAAGTCACTTGAAGCACTCTCTCAGGCCCTTGTAGAAGGCTCTGCAGCAGCTGCTAAAGTAGTCTTTGTAGTATCACCATCAAGCACCACTAAACCAGCCACTCTAGCGTCTGCTGGGAACGGTGCAATCGTTCAGGGAAGACCTGATGATATCGGTGTTGTTCAAGTTGGTAAGACAGCTGACTTTAGAACAGCATATGAAATGGTTCAACAACTAGAACGTAGGTTGAGTGAAGCATTCCTAATCCTTTCTGTTAGACAGTCGGAACGTACGACTGCTGAAGAGGTAAGGATGACACAGATGGAACTAGAGCAACAACTTGGTGGGTTGTTTAGTCTACTTACTGTTGACTTTCTAGTACCTTATCTAAACCGTAAGCTTTCAGTCTTTCAAAAGTCTGGTAAGATACCTAGGATACCTAAGAACACAGTTAAACCTACTATTGTAGCAGGTGTTAATGCATTAGGCCGTGGTCAGGACCGTGAGAGTCTTGGTCAATTCCTTACTACCATTGCACAAACAATGGGGCCAGAAGCTATCGGTCAATTTATCAATGCAGAAGAAGTTGTCAAACGTCTAGCTGCTGCACAAGGTATCGATGTACTTAACCTAGTTAAGACTATGCAAGAGGTACAAGGTGAGCAACAAGCACAGATGGAACAACAGATGGCTATGACTGCACAAGAACAAGCACCAGCAATGGCAGCTGTTGAACAGAAACAACAAGAGATGATGTTAAATGCAGCAAATGAAAGCGAGCAGGCCCCAACGGGCTAAGAAAACAAAAGCAGTTCCACCTCCTCTTAGTAAAGAAGATAAGGAATTGTTTGAAGATAACCAAGCAACTGGTAAAATGAAATACGCTCCACGTATGAAGGTAGGTACTCCTAAGTTAGGATCACCTATAACTGTAACTACTGTGGGGCTTGGAAACCTAGAAGTAATCACCCAAAATGGCAACACTAACGTATGATCCTACCGAAGCACAGGAAGGAGAATTCTCTGAAGAGGAACAGGAAAGTATCAAGGTAGGCGAAGCTCTAGAGGAACAGCAACAACAGCTACTAGCTGGTAAGTTTAAAGATGCTGAAGACTTAGAGAGTGCTTACATTGAACTTCAAAAGAAACTTGGTGATCCATCAAGAAATGAGCCTGAAGCTGAGGCAGACACCACAGAACCTGAAGAGAAGGAAGAAGAAACAAAAGAAGTTGACACAGCTTTCTTAGATAAACTTTGGGATGAAGCAAGTAGTAATGAAAATGTTTCTGATGAAACTATGAAAGAATTGGAAGGCATGTCGCCGACTGATTTAGCTGCAATGTATTTAGATTACAGAGCAGAGAATGACAAACCTGTTGCTGAACTTACTGAAGAACAAAGTGTACAACTAAAAGCTGTTGTAGGTGGTGATAAAGAATATAGCAGCATGATTGAATGGGCTAAGAGTAATCTAAATGAGCAAGAAATCAATATGTTCGATGAAGTACTGGGTAGGGCTGACCCCTACTCCTGTTTCTTTGCAGTCCGAACATTGGCTAATCGTTATTTAGATGCCATAGGGCAGGAAGGTGAGTTACTCACTGGTAAACCTGCATCAAACAAACAAGATGTATATCGTAGTCAAGCTGAAGTCGTACGTGCTATGACTGACCCACGCTACGAAAAGGATCCTGCTTATAGGCAGGACATTTATGATAAACTTGAAAGATCCAACCTAAACTATTAACAAATGATTCCACTCCTAACAGCTACAATTCTAACAGCATCCTGGTACGGCCCAGGTTTTCATGGAAACTTAACAGCCAATGGAACACGTTATAACCAACACGCATCGACAGCAGCACACAAGACCCTCCCGTTCGGAACAGACCTCAGGGTTTGCTACGAGACGTGCGAGACTGTCACTATTACGGACCGTGGACCTTTCATTGAAGGTCGGGATCTTGATTTGTCTTATGGTACTGCTCAGCGAATTGGCATGGCCTCCGCCGGCGTTGCTGACGTAAAGGTAACACGATTAAACTAAATGGAAAACTTAAGAGCATTAGGTATAGGCCTGATGCTAGCTGGCTTCTTGTCAGTTTTAATAGGCATCATGCAAACGCTGCAGATGACAGCTATGACTGATGGCTTTGCCTATGATATTTTATGGTAAAAAATTATGCCCAAAGGTAAAGGAACTTACGGAACAAAGAAAGGTAGACCACCTAAGAAATGAAACGCTTCACAGAGCCCTGGATAATTGCAATCATGCTGCTACTTGTGGCTGCATTTATCGAGGGCGTTCACGTCACTAAACATGACTACTACGATAGCGTCCGTTCATCGGAGCTTTGCTCTGACGCATGACGTGTAAGCAGGGAACGGGGCTTACATCATAGGAGAAACACTATGACTGTCACTTATTGCTATCGTGGCATCAAGTACACGAAAACAAAGTAGCGAACAACAATACAACAAACTAAAAATGAAATCATTTATTGCACTTGCCACACTGTCCGCTCTCTCTGCGACACCTGCAATGGCTGGCCCATATGTCAACACGGAAATCAATAGCGGCTGGGCAGGATCAGACTACGGTGGATCCGTCACAGATCTTCATATTGGTTATGAAGGCAATGTAGACCGTCTCGGCTACTATCTTCAAGCAGGCCCCGCAATTGTTTCACCAGACGGAGGGGATGCTAATACCGAATTTTCTGGCAAAGCCGGGGGATCCTTTCAAGCCACTGAGGCTGTGTCCGTTTATGGAGAAGTCAGTTTTATTACAACTGACGCTGACGAGAACAACTACGGAACCAAAGCTGGACTTAAGTGGGCCTTCTAGATGGGAGTATTGTACTCTCTTTCATTAACAATCTTTCTAGTATTTGCCATGCATATGACATGGCCACTTCCTTATAGGAACTCTGGAAAGTAATTAGGAGGGGAAGCACCTCAGAGAAGGACTTCCCTTTCATTGGCTTTGGCCCTTACGAGGATACCCTTAGCCGTCTAGACGGTGGGAAAGACCACGAACAAATTGATCAACAATTTCACGTGAGAAAATAACCAATACATTTATTTTTAATTAACAATGGCTAACGCTTTAACTACCGCCATCGGTAGGATTAATAGTACTGGCAACACTCCGCTAGCTCTGACGACAACTCAGCAGGGTTATGATGACAAGTACGGAACCTATCTCAAACTCTTTTCAGGTGAGATGTTCAAAGGGTTCCAGACCAACACGATTGCTCGTGATCTAGTCACGAAGCGTACACTTAAGAACGGCAAATCTTTGCAGTTCATCTACACAGGCCGCATGGAAGCAGCTTATCATACTCCAGGAACTCCAATTCTTGGTAATGAGAACGCACTTCCAGTAGCTGAGAAGATGATCCAAATGGATGATCTTTTGATTTCCAGCGCGTTTGTATACGAACTCGATGAGACTCTCGCTCACTACGAACTACGTGGAGAGATCGCCAAGAAGATTGGCTTCGCTCTTGCAGAAAAGTATGACCGTTTGATCTTCCGTGCTCTCACTCGTGGCGCTCGTAAGGCTGGTGTAGCTGGTACAGCTGGTACTAACCAAGAACCAGGCGGAACACAGATTCAAGTTGGTGGTGGATCTGATGCTAACGACGCTCTAGTCGGCTCAAACCTAGTTGATGCATTCTATAATGCAGCTGCTGCTCTTGACGAGAAAGGTGTAAGTGCTGACGGACGTTGTGGTGTAATCTCACCAAGACAGTACTACGCATTGATTAACGATGTAAGTTCCGGTGTTATCTCTAGCGGACTGGTAAACCGTGACGTACAGGGCTCAGCTCTGCAGTCAGGTTCCGGCGTCCTTGAGATTGCAGGAATTAAACTATACAAATCAATGAACATTCCATTCTTGAGTAGGTATGGTACTAAGTACACACCTTCTACAGGTAATGACGACACAGTAGATACTAACGTAGCTAATCCAGGTAACACTGGTGACTGGGTAAGTGCTGAAACTGAAGATGCCGACATGGCCGAAGGTGGAATCAACAACAACTACGGTGAAGCAACAGACTTCGCTAACTCCTGCGGCCTTATCTTCCAAAAGGAAGGTGCAGGTGTTGTGGAAGCAATCGGACCTCAAGTACAAGTTACTAATGGTGACGTTTCAATCATGTATCAAGGTGACATCATCCTTGGCCGTTTGGCTATGGGTGCTGACTATCTAAACCCTGCTGCATGTGTTGAACTGTTCGCTGGAGTAACTACTAAACCCGCTACTTTCTAGTTTTATTTTATACACGGGAGACTTCGGTCTCCCTTTTTTTTATTTATACATTATGCCAATACCTACCACTAACGCTACACAAGAATTACCAGCAGTCAACGAAATACTAGCGTCAGTTGGTCAGGCGCCTGTCACCACCCTCGATCAAACCAACCCGGACGTTGCGATTGCTTACAATACTTTAATACAAGTATCACGAGAAGTACAGGCAGAAGGCTGGAGTTTTAATACTGAAACAAACATCAAAGAACAACCAGATGCTGATGGATACATTTCATACCCAAACAATGTATTACAGATGGATCTAACATATAATGCTAGTAATTTAGATAAAGATGTTATCAAGAAAAATGGTAGATTATATGACAAAACAAATCATACAGACGTATGGACAGATGATGTATATGTAGATAAGTTATTCTGGTTTGACTGGGTAGATTTACCAACAGTTATGCAGGATTACATTATCACTAGAGCTGCGTTAATAGTATCTAGTAGAATCGTAGGAGACCCTACTCAATATGAAATGATTCAAGCAAAGGAAAGTCACTGTAGAGCTGCTCTAATGGAGTACGAGTGTAATCAAGGTGATTATACATTCTTTGGTCATCCTCGTGGACGAAACTATTACAACAGTTATCAACCTTACCACGCACTTTATAGATAATGGCAGTAGTAACTCAAACAATACCTAATTATTTAGGTGGAGTTTCAAAACAAACAGATGAAAAGAAACTACCTGGTCAAGTAAGGGAGTGTATTAATGCAATACCTGATCCTACTTTAGGTTTAATTAAGAGACCAGGTCTGAAATTCGGCTACCAACTAACAACAAATAGTGTAGAGGCAGCTAAATGGTTTTACATAAATAGAGATGGTGATGAAAAATATATTGGTAGAATAACTGATGGTTCCCAAGGCGATGCTATTGCTATTTGGAATGTTAATACAGGGGTAGCATGTACGGTACATATGGATGCTATACCTTGGGCTGTTAATACAGCATACGCTGTAGGTGATATTAGGAAAGCTAACAGTAAGGTTTATAAATGTACTACAGCTGGTACATCAGATACATCCGGTACTGGACCTTCAACTGCAACACAGACTATTACAGATGGTACAGTCATTTGGGATTACGTAAGGGATGCTGCAGCTAGTAGTTATCTAAACACTAATGGTGATAACTATCAATTGTTGACTGTACAGGATACTTCATTCCTTACAAATAAAACGAAAGTAATTACAGAACAAGCAGCTCCAACTTATGACCCATCACTACTAGGTACTATACAAGTTAAAACTGTTGCATACGGGACTAAGTACGAAGTTATCATAGACGGGATTGCTACTAAAAGTACTGCTGATCCCTTAGTTTCATTCATCAGTCGTAAGGGTGAAAGCTCTACCGGTAACTATATGGATGCAACACAGTTTTTAAGTGCTGATGATATCTTAACAGAATTAAAGTCTGGAATAGAGGCACTAGAGTTGCCAGGTGTTATGACAGTACTGAAGTTAGACTCTACTTTAGAACTGTCCTACGAACGTTTTGACCTCAATAACCTAACTGCTACAAATCTAACTGGCATTACTTCTAAAGAACATTACGCATTACCTACTACAGTAGAGTCACCTAATAACGATTCGATACATTCAATAACGAGTATAAGTGGTGATGGTGTAGAAGCTAACCGTTCTTGGGGTGAGTATACACTTACTGATAATGAATACGTATACAGTAATTCTGGTGGATCAAATCCAGGCCCCAGTAATAATCCAAATGGTGGAGCTACTTTTAAAGTTAAGGTTAAACAAGGTGGAGAAGTAGAAAGTATAGAGATTATCAACAAAGGTAGTGGTTACGCTGTTGGTGAAAGCTTCACTGTCGATAATGAACACCTTGGAGCTGATCAAAACAATCAAGGTACAGATTTAACTTTCAACGTAGGTGAGTTGATAGGCGGTATGACTGTAGATGTGGACGTCGAGAATGGTGTCTGCACTAAAATGGATATAAAGAATCGAGGGGTAGGTATAACAGAAGGTATGGTTGTAAAGGCCTTAATACCAGGTACAGGTACTGTAGATAATCAGGGTGTTCTACAAAATCAAGGTTACGTTACAGGAACAGCAACTGCATTAACACCTACTGGTTTTACATTAAAAACTAATGATGATAAAGGTAACTCTAATATAACTTCCTTTCAAGAGGAAGTAACTTCTGCTGCTGAAATACCGTACCAAGGTATAAAAGATAGGTATGTTAAAGTAGCTAATACTGGAGCTGCCGAGGATTCTTATTGGTTGAAATTTACTCCCGATGAAGGTGATTCAGGTGATGGTAAATGGGAGGAATCTAAAGCGCCGGATACTTCACCAGGTATAGATGCTTCAACAATGCCTCATGAATTATTTAATACAGAAGTTAATGTATTTATATTCAGAGAGTTTTCATGGAAGGAACGCTTAGTAGGTGATTCTGTAACTAACCCTAACCCTAGCTTTATTGGATACCCTATTCAACAGGGATTCTTTCATAACAATAGACTTGGATTCCTTACTGAAGATAATGTAGTAATGAGTCAATCAGGTGATGTTGATAATTTTTTCTATACTTCAGCTTTAGTTAGTACGGATGCAGATCCTATTGATTTAAGTTGTGCTAGTATTAGACCAGCTAAACTACATGCTATTATACCTACAGCTCAAGGGTTAATCTTATTTAGTAATAAACAACAGTTTATTATGTTTTCAGATACAGAAATTATAACACCATCAACTGCTGTTATTAGAGGTGTATCTAACTATGAGATGGATAGAGTAATAGATCCTGTAGATGTAGGAACTTCAATTGCATTTGTCAGTAAAACACCAAGTTATACAAGGATATACGGAGCTAATACTAGAGGTTCACAGGATAGCCCTTTGATATATGATATAGGAAAGATTGTATCAGAATGGGTGCCAAATGATGTTACGGCGTTAATGGCAAGTCCACAGAACTCATTAATCGCTTTGTATGGTTCTAATTCAGATACGATGTACCTGTATAAGACTTATCAGGTTGATGAGAAAAATCTTATGCAAGCTTGGTTTAAGTGGAAATTACCAGGCAAGATTCAATTCTCTGTAATTGATCAAGATTACATGTATTCTGTAGTCTTTAATGAATCTCAAGGTGGTAAGCAGTTTGACTTACTTAAAGCTAGTATGACTCAAACTCCAGATGAGGAGATCATTGTCACCAGCGATGGTAAGCAAGTTAACCCTCATATGGATTTCTATGCACCAGCTACTGCAACTAAATATAAGGAAGTAAAAACTCTAACTCTTGGAGGAACACTTACTGGTTACACTGCTGAACCTACTGTAACTATTGCACCACCAAATGAAGGTACTACAGCTACAGCTACTTTAACTAAGAGTGGTACCACTATTACTGGTTATACTATAACTAATCCAGGTAGCGGATATGAATCAGAGCCAACAGTTACCATAAATGCGGTAACTAATCAAACTTATAACTTAAGTGTTACAGCAGCAGATAACAATGATTACACAATTGTAGGTTCTTCAAGGATCGGTGCTGTTAACGGTGGTGATCCTGCTCTTGAAGTATATGAAGGGGATACACTTAGCTTTGCTTTAAACGCTGCTGGTCATCCATTTTATATTAAAACAGCACCTACCACAGGTACTGGTGATCAAGTATCAGGAGTAACAGGTCAAGGTACTGAAATCGGTGGTAACGTTGTGTGGGATACGACAGGAGTTACTGCTGGTCAATATTTTTATCAATGTGCTAACCACTCTGCAATGTTTGGAACTATTAATGTTAACTCTGTTGGAGGTTCTGGTGCTACAGCAACAGCTACTATAGACACTAATAATTTCTCTAGATGTTACCTGCCTTATACTGATCATACTGCCCTAACACCTGTAATAGTAATTGCAGGTAGTGGTTCTGATAACTTTAGTGGAGTGACTGAATCTGGGTTCACTGTTAGTCCTGAACGAGGTAATGATAGTGAAGGTGATTATTTCAAAGTACCCAGAAAAGATTTAAGTCAATCTAATGTAATTGTAGGGTATAAGTATGACTATGATGTACATTTACCTAAAACATATTATAGAACAGATCCACAAAAACAGATCTCTGATTACACTGCTAATCTAACTATCGCACGTATGAAATTTGCTGTAGGATTATCTAGTGTTGTAGGTTTTAAATTGAAACGTAAAGGTTATGTAGGAGAATCAGCTGAGTTTACTGGTGATAGTACTGATGGTACAGATGGTACTAATTACTTTGTAGTACCGTTTGAATTACTAGATGAGCACGGTATTATAGTTAAAGTAAACGGTGTTAAACAGGACTCAGCTAATTACACAGTAACTAAAAATGTTGACTCTAATAACAACGTTATTGAAGGTCAGTATCGTGTCACGTTTGTTCCTGGTAAAGTTCCTATGGGAGCTATACCTGCAAGCGCTGCAAATGTTTGGGTACCTACACCAGCTGAGGAAGTTCTAATTACTACAGATACTTGGTATGATATACAACCAGTTCAAGAGGCTGGAGAGTATTTAGCAGATGATGTACCTTTAACAGAAGATAATATATTTACCTTACCTATCCATCAACGTACTGAAAACTTTGATTTAAGATTATTCAGCAACTCACCATTCCCTATAGCAGTTAACTCAATGATGTGGGAAGGTAACTATTCACCTAAACTCTATAAAAGAGCCTAAATAAATGACCACCCGATTACTATTAGTTGAAACAGAAAAAGTCCAAGATGTTTGGCCTAAAGCTAGACCTTTAATAGAGAAAGCTTTAGCATATGATTACCTAGGAAATATGACATCTACGGATGCACTTAGGTTAATCCTTAATGAAAGTCAACAATTATGGTTAGGAATTGATACAGATGTATTCCTAGCCATACTAACAGAAATAGTACAGTATCCTAAAAACAATGTTCTAAGAGTTATAGCATTCGCTACTAAAACTGGACATGATATGGATGCTTGGTATCATCACTTAGATAGTTTAGAAAGATTCGCCACAGCTTGTGGATGTAATGCTTTAGAAGCTTGGACTAGAAAAGGTTTAGCTGAAAAACTTAACTGGGAACATAAGTATGCAGTGATAACAAAACCTATCACACTTAGTAAACCGAAACAACCTAGAAAACGACGGAGAAGATCTAAAACAAATGGATAGTTTTGAAATTCTTGGTGGTATAGGGAGTCAACAATTTGATTCTCTAAAACCTCCAGGTAGCATTTATAGAGAAACCTTCGACACTGCACGCATGGGAATGGAATCCCGTGGAGGAGGCGGTGGAGGAGGCGGCGGTGGCGGCGCTGACCATGAAAGTGTTAAAGAACAGTGGCGATATCAGAACAGGCGAGGCCGAGCTACCACTGCTCATGAGGTTGAAAAAACCCTCGCACAACAGAGAAACGAAAACTGGACGGTCGATTATAGAAATCGAGCCGCTAATATGCAATACCAGTTTGGCAGGATACAGAATCGTTTCCAGAATGATGCACAGCAAAATGCACATAGAATGGGTAAAATGATGCAAAAGCATCAATACGAGTTAAATGCGGATGCAGCTCGCCTTGCAGCTGAAGGTGCTAACTTACAGAGATATGAGCGAGAGATTCAAAATATGCTTGGTGATGAGCAGGATAATATAGGCAGGTATATGGCGTATGAGAAGCTACATGAGAAACGTGCTGAACTTATATTTAAAAACCAGAATAAGGTAGTTGAACACCTTAAAGAAGCTGGTAAAGTTAGAGGTAGAGGCCAGGAAGGTGTTAGTATTAAAAAACAGGTAAATGACACCTTAGGGGTATACGGTAGATTCTCATCTGCTTTAGGCCATCAGGTGAATTCTGTTGATTCCCAATTTAATTTGGAAATGACGGGTTTTGACGTGAAGAAAATTGGTCGTCTTGCTACTGAAGTTAGTATCTTGAAAAACTGGCAACATCAATATAAAACAATTGAATTGAAATGGAAGCAAGCTGACTTACAAAACCAATTCTCAGTCGAACAGTTTGCACCACCGATGATGCCTGATCCACTTAAACCAGAACCACTACAATATGCTGAATACGTGATGCCTCTCGCATGGGAAGATATTCCTGAACCAGGGGAAGGTGTTCAAATGGCTTCAGGTGGAGTTAGCACCGGCGGCGGCGGTTGGGGCGCAGGCCTAGCTGCAATGGGCGGCATGATGACGGCAGCTTCAGCTTTACCGATAGCTACAGTTGGTGGTGTATCTGGATCTGCGTTAGGTGCAGCATCAGGATTCGGATTCTTAGGACCGGCAGGTTTAATCCTTTCAGGCGCAGCAATCGCAGGATCACTATTCGGATTGTGGTAAACGTAAACGAACAAACTTCTACGGAAGTATTAAACAATGACTTTTAAATCGTATGCTGAGGGTAGAGGGTTTAAGAACTATCACGTTCAGATGCCTATAGCGCAAGCTCAGAATCAAATTCGTAGAGAAGGGGAATATCAATTAGCATTCTCAAGACGTAGAGCTGCTGAACACAGAGCTACTACAAATGAAGTATTGCGACATAAAGAACGTAATGCGAAGATTGAAGAGACTAATCGTGACAGAGTATTTCAGTTCCGTGAAAGGAATTTAGATGCTATACATAATCAAGAGATTGAAAACTTCAAACGACGTGTTGAAAGCCACCCAAGATCAAGTAAGAATCAACAAACCATACTTGATAAAATAGCACCATTAGTAGAACTTGGTACTAACTTCCTAGTACAACAAGCCGCTATTAGAGAAGCAGAGAGGAAGGCTAGCTTTCAACAGGCCCATAATATGGTCGTTGCTACTGGCCTAACATCTAAACAGTATAACACAGTTCTAAATCTTGAGCAAGCTATACGTGATGAAACAACTGAAGGTGTACAAGCTTTATATGAAATCAACGAAAAGAATGGACTTGTAGGTGAGAATGTATTCACTGCTGAAAACCTGTTCCATATAAGGAATCAGACTGGTGAATATCAGATGCTAATTAACCACCAATTAGCTCTGAATTCTTTCCAACGATTTGATCCATACCTTAGAGCTACAATGCATGAAGTGGACCCTGAAGTAGGGTTATCACTTTACCAAGCCTTCAATCCTAAATATAACACTAATTGGAATATAAGGGAATTACTTTGGAATAAACGGTACGGAGCATTTGCTCAAGAACAAGGTATTAATCTACATGAACTACCTGCTAGTGTTGCAGGTGGATCATTTTCTGAACGTATAAATAAAGTTAAATCTGCTTGGTTTGGTGCAGCTGGACGTGCAGATGACCAATACTATCAAAGTGAAGATAATAAATCTGATGTTAGAGCTTTTGAAACAGCTTTATTCAGTGTGAAGTTTGGTGATAATCCACTAGCTCTACAAAATCTTCACCAAGAAATTGCACAAAGAAGTTTTACACCTGAAGGTAAGCCTAACTACAACCTTGCTAATGAGCAAATATATGAATCCTTTAAGACAGGTATTCAGTCAGGCATTGTCAGTGCAACGGATATTGATGATTGGGTAGCAGTAAACGGTAAGAATATGGGCCGTATCTGGACCTCTAAATATCAACAATTAAAGCATGAGGCCGAGAAACATAGAGCACAAATTGTTCAAGATAAACAAACAATTGATAAAACGAAACAGTGGGAACTAAGTGAAGCATGGGAACGTGAACTTGAGTCCAACACAGAATCAGCTCAAACATTTCTAGGTCTAAGCTTAAATGAGAAAAAAGATTTCTTAATCAGGAATGGATTTACTAATGACAATGCAAGTAAACTTCTAACTAAACTTTTCGCAGGTAAAGTAGGTAGCCTTGGGTCTGAAATAGATCAAGCTGGTAAGTATAGTGTATTAAAAGAGTGGATTCCACAACAATTAGCTAACTACAATGGAATAAAAGAAGCTGATCTAAAGAAAGTTTTAGGCCACGCGAATGCGGAAAACAATCTACTCAATATAGCTACAAACGCATACAATGCACAGTGGCAACAGACTAAAGATCCTAATGCATCATTTGAATATGCAAAGGCTAGTGTAGATGAAGCCCTCAATAGAGGAAGGTATAGTATTAACAAGGATAAAGTAATGATAGACGGTGTAGAACAAGTTAGATCTATTGATGGAGTTGGTCAGTTACAATTCTCATTTGATTCATTCTGGACTCCCGGTAAAACCGAACAATTAGATGCAACTAGAGCTAGGGTAACACAAACATTTACTGGTAAAACCAAGGAAGAAGGCTTAAATATGGTTAGAGCTATATCTAACGAAGAACAGGCTGCTGCTATTATGCCGAGATCAGTTATCGAACAGTCTACTGTTGGCGGTAAGTTTGATATTAGGTTATTTAGAAGGCATGCAGCAGTGCAAAGAGCTTTAGAAGAAACTGGTGCTCCATCATCATTTTTAGCAGATCAACTTTTACGAGGTTATGGTTTACCAGGATTAGATCCTGATAAAGTTACTACACCCGAAGAGTTAAATGCATTGTCATCAGCAGGGCAAGCTGCTTATCGTGAAAGGGAATCTAAACAGAGTAGTATAAGTGGAGCAGTAAGTGCAGTACAAATAGGCATGAATGAAGTAGTAGGTTTTACTGGAGGTGAAGTTGGTCAACCAGGTTCTGGTAGAACTAGCGGAGCACATGCCCACATTGAAAGTGGTAATGGCGAGAGAGATCATCCAGATAGAGGATTACCAGTACCTGCAGATGTACTTAGTCGCGTCTTAGTTGCCGGTAAACCAATGAATTCATACACACAAACAGCAGGTTTAGGTGATGGTAGAGGTCATCAAGGTTTCGACTTTGCAACACCAGCAGGATTACCAATCACATTAACAGGTGGATTACGACTTATTGATTATGATGATGTTAGAGATCCCGATGGATATGGTAATAGTATTTGGATTAAAGATACAGTAAATGGTAGGGATTACCTAATTGCACATCTATCAGCGGGGCCTAATCAATGACATCAGCAATTCAAGATCTTTTAGATGCGGAAGCAGTAGAGCAGGAGGAATTAGAAGCTCAACGGATAATTGCTCAAGTTGAGGAAGTTGAGGCTTTAGGTAATTTAATGCCATCTACTCAAGGTAAGGAGGGGCCAGACTTTACACCTGGAATAGACAGAGAACAAATGATGCCTGAAATAGGACCAAGATTTGTTCCAGGAGCTTCAGAAGCTGCTGCGGAAGAACGTGAGGAAGCTAAGACATTCCTCACTGACTACATGGATGGTCAACAGGAATCACTTGCTTTGAAAGGCTCTGTACTGCAAGGCTTAGGTGATACTGCTGTTGGTTTATTAGGGATGGCAGAGAAATTAGCACTACGAGGCCAACCCGGTGTCGTAGAGCAATATGTCAAACCATTCTGGGATAGACATAATCCTCAATCAGATAACGGTGCACACCACGCTGTACGTCAAATCTCAGGTGTTGTATTACCTTCATTAATAGTACCTGGAGCGGTT